GCCCTGTTCCAAAGAATTGGATATTCTTACACCACACAGCAGGATGGGAGAATCCTTATCAAGTAGCTGACATGTGGGGAAGAGATGACAGAGGTAATGTAGCCACTGAATTTGTATTAGGAGGACAGTCTGTTAGAAATGGAGATACTAAGTATGACGGTGAATTAATTCAGTGTTTTCCAGAAGGAGGATATGGGTGGCACACAGGTACAGGTAACTCTGTTATGCATAGAAACTCTGTAGCTATTGAGGTATGTTGTATGGGTCAGATAGTTAATGGTAAAACATATGTTGGTACACCAGCAGATCCTAATCAAATAGTTAAGCTAGCTAAACCATTCCGTGGATTTCAGTTCTGGCACAGATATTCAGATGCTCAGATAACTGCATTAAAACAATGGATACTATTTGTAGCTGAGAAATATAACATAGATCCTAGAGTAGGTTTAGTAGAGTATGTAAAAGCTAAAGGTGCTGATGGATTTGATGTGTTAGATTTGGCTAAAGCTAATTCTACACCTGGAATGTACTCTCACACTAATGTATTAAGAGGTAAAGTGGACATGTTCCCGCAGCAAGAGTTAATTGATATGTTATTAAGCTTATAGTATGAAACTGAGAAACAACTGGAATAATTCAAAGAAGCAGTGGGATAAAGTGATGGTAAGATTGAGATTATCTAGTTTGGACATATTCTCACTAGAGATAGATATATCAAGAGAGTTTTACCTGCTTACTGTTTTAAACTTTACAATTAAAAATAGATAATATGAAACATGGATTAAAAGGAGTTACAGATGCTACAGTATTCTGTAAGTCAATGCAAAAAGGAGGACCTGCACCAATGATCAGGTCAATGAAAAGTTATGAGGTTGGCGGAGTAACAGGTTTGCAATCTCCTAATGCACCATCTGCAGAAAGTCAATGTACTGGTGGACCAGGTGATCCTCCGGGTTGTAGAGGAAGCAAAAGAAAAGTTAGACAGAAGAAGTATATAAAAAGAAGAAGAGTTCCAGGACTATGATTAAGATATACTAGATATACTAATCCAGGTACTTTGTATGCCTGGATTTTTTGTTTTAAATATATCTTGTTTAAACTTTTATTGTATATTTGTCTAAACTTATAAAATATATACAATGGAAAACATGAACCAACATGAACCAGAAATGGAATTATCTGCAGAAGAATTAGCTGCAAAAAAAGCTGACATGCTTAAGTTTTATGAAGACTCAATTCCCTATCTGGATGCTCAACTTAATTATGAGAAGAAACTTGCTGAGATAGATGAAGTAAGATTTAGAAGAGCACAGTTCCAAGTTCAAATGGCAATGATGATGAATCCTCAGAACCATGAAGAATTTGAGGAAGAAGAAAATGAGAGAGAAGATCTTGTTCAAGATGAAGTACCTACGCCAAAAGAAAGAAAGCTTAAAAAACAATAAACCATGGCACTTGTAAACCAAGTACAAAAGCGGGTCAAAATGCCCAAATGGGATGTTGTTAAATTTCAGATACTAACTCATTGTTACATTAACCGTGTGACAATGAGTGAATCTGATTTAAACTGTTTAACACTATTGAGCTTTAACCAGCCAATTGAGCTAACTAACTTTTGCTATGATGCATCTTCTGAGGAGGAGTGGATATTTAAAACACCACAGACTGTCAGAAACTGTATTAATAAAGCTGAGAAAAATGGCTTAGTAATAAAGGATAAAGACAATAAAAAGATAATCAGTTTAAACCCAGATCTGAAGATACAAACAGATGGGAATATATTATTAGATTACAAATTCTTTGGTCAGAATGATACCCAAGAAAGCATCTAGTTTATATAAACATGTAGCTGAAGATCTTGATGTAGATCAGATACTAGTTGAAAATTTTATAGACTTTTACTACAAAAGAATTAGAGAATGTGTGGCAAACTTAGAGCATCCAAGAATAAACATAGATGGTTTAGGTCAGTTTATAACAAAAAGCTCTACAGTAAAAAAGTCTATACCAAGATTTAAAAAGTCTTTAGAAAACCATGACACATCCACTTTTGGAGCATACTTTAATAAAAAAAGAATTGAGTCAAAGCTTGACTTGCTTATTGTATTAGAACAGAAGATTCTGTTAGAAGAACAAAGAAGAGAAACTTTTAAAAAAGAAAAAGATGAAAAACACACTAAAACTAATTTGGGAGAACAGAAACCAAATAATTGAAGGCATAACTAACTCAGTTATCAGAGATGAGACAGTAGAAGAAATAGCTAGATTAAGATATAGTATATGTGATGAATGTGAACACAAAGGAAAGAAGTGTGCTGTTAAAGGCACAGCTCCTTGCTGTAATGAATGTGGGTGCTCACTTAACTTTAAAACAAGATCTTTATCATCAGAATGTCCACTAGGTAAATGGGAAGCACTTACTACTGAAGAAAAGGAAGATGAGTTAGATGCATTAGATGAATCTAAAGATTAAACATGAGTATAGTATTTAATGCAGCAGATCATAGCTACAAAAGCTTAAGCTCAGAAGAAAACATTAGCTGGACTAGTGTTACTTCTGTAGTATCAGCTTTTAAAAAACCTTTTGATGCAAAAAAGACTGCAGAGAAAGTTACTAAGAGTAAAAAGTCAAAATGGTTTGGTATTGATCCTGTATTGATACAGCAGATATGGACTAATGAAGCAGACAGATCTACTACCTTAGGTACATGGTACCATAACCAAAGAGAAGATGACTTATGCTCTTTAGCTTCATTAGAAAGAGAAGGAGTTACTATACCTGTATTTAAACCATCTGGTGAGAATAATGGGATAAGAGTAGCACCAAATCAAAAGTTAGAACCAGGCGTGTATCCAGAACATATGGTCTATCTTAAGTCAGCAGGCTTATGTGGCCAATCAGATTTAGTTGAAGTAGTCAATGGTAAAGTAAATATCACTGACTACAAGACTAATAAGAAGATAGATATGGAGTCTTATGTAAACTGGGAGGGTATGCCGGATAAAATGCTACCACCAGTAGATAACTTAGATGACTGTCATTTCTATCATTATGCTTTACAATTGAGTATTTATATGTATATTATATTGAAGCATAATCCTAAACTAAAACCAGGAAGAATATTTATACACCATGTTATGTTTGAGGTAGAGGCTGAAGATAATTGGGGGTATCCTGTAACTAAGAAAGATGAGAATGGAGACCCTGTAATAAAAGAAGTAAAAGCAATTGCAGTACCTTATCTAGTAGATGAAGTACAGGCTATTATTCACTATATGAAAGATAATCCAATTAAAAAGAAATGAGTTTTACAAAATTATTTGATGTACAGAATGGAGTAGTAATTCCTACTGAACATTGCTATACACTCAAGGCTCTTAAAGATGTAATGGATGAATACCCAGATGAGTATCTTAAGATATACATGTATTTATTCTACATGTGCTGTCCAAATCCAGATATGAATCCTTTTTTCTTTACACCAGACATAGATAAAGAATCATTGATACTAACACAAATTGACGGAGAATTCTCTACTGAAGATGACACAATCTTTGCAGCACTTAGATTCTGTGAAAAGATGTATGAAACACCTACATCCAGAGCATATAAAGGTATTGCATCTATGCTAGATAGATTAGGAAGATACATGGAAACTAGTCAGATTACTACAGGTAGAGATGGTAACTTTAACTCTCTGATTGCTGCAGCTAAAAACTATGATGCAATTAGACAGTCTTTCAAAGCTACTTATAAGGATCTTCAGGAGGAACAACAAAGTAAAGTAAGAGGTGGACAAGGACTAGCATATGACATGTAATGAGTGAAATTTACCAAGACATACCAACCTATGACAACGGAAACTGGACAACCACAAGTTTTGAATCCAGAGAAGAGTTCAGCAACTTTATCTTTGGAGTATTTAAAGAACCAGGTAAGTACAACTTCAATGAAACTACCAATGAAGTTTTTATATCTGAGTCAGTCAAGTTTAAAAAAGCTGGAGTATATACTACATCTCCATTCAAATCAAAAGACTATATAACATATTGGGATGATCAAAAGCTTAAATGCCGTAAAGGTATTATAGTAAAAGATAAAGATAACACATGGTTTGTAGCTAGAGAATACTACATGTGGTTAAACTTCTTGCCTATCTTTGACAAAGAGATACAACAGTTTGGCTTTGCTAAGATCAGGGATGCTCAGTATCATATGGCCTTATATGAGTTGTTGGCAGAACTTAATTATAAACACTCAGCTATCTTAAAGAAACGGCAGATAGCCTCTTCTTACTATCATATGGGTAAGTTTATAAATCAGCAATGGTTTGAGGCTGGGGTTACTCTCAAGATGGGAGCCAGTCTTAAGGATTATATCAATGAGAAAGGATCCTGGAAGTTCTTACAAGAATATGCTGCATTCCTAAATGAACATACAGCATGGTACAGACCTATGTCACCGGATAAAGTAATGATGTGGCAGCAAAAGATTGAGGTAAGAAAAGGAGATAGAAAGAATGAAGTTGGTCTTAAAGGTACTATACAAGGTATGTCATTTGAGAAAGATCCAACAAATGGTGTAGGGGGTCCAGTTAAATACTTCTTTCATGAGGAGGCTGGGATTGCTCCTAAGATGGATCAGACATATGAGTACATGCGCCCGGCCATGAGATCTGGACTTATTACTACAGGAATGTTTATAGCTGCAGGATCTGTGGGTGACTTATCTCAATGTAATCCACTGAGAGATATGATCCTTAATCCGTTATCTAAAGATATATATGCAGTAGAAACAGATCTAATTGATGATAAAGGTACTATAGGTATGTCAGGTTTATTTATTCCTGAACAATGGTCTATGCCTCCACACATAGATACTTATGGTAATTCACTTGTAGAAGCTGCATTAAAAGCTCTAGATGAACAGTTTGAGAAATGGAAAAAAGAATTAAGTCCGGAAGACTACCAGTTAAGGATATCTCAGCATCCAAGAAACATTAAAGAAGCATTTGATCATAGAACAGTATCTGTATTTCCTACTCACTTGCTTGCAGCACAAGAAAGAAGAATAGAAGAAAAAAGCTATGGTTATGAATTCTTAGATATAAGCACAGATGAGAATGGTAAGCCTGCTGTAATGCCTACAAATAAAAGACCTATATCTGAGTTCCCTATATCCAAAAAGACAGAAGATAAAACAGGAGTATTAGTTGTATGGGAAAGACCTATCAAAGATGCTCAGTTTGGTCAAACATATTATGCATCTATTGACCCCGTGTCTGAAGGAAAAACAACTACCTCAGAATCACTATGTTCAATATATGTAATGAAAGCCCCACTTCAAGTAACTAAGGTTACTGGTGTTGAAACAGAGACATACATAGAACAAGGTAAAATAGTAGCTGCATGGTGTGGTAGATTTGATGATATAAATAAAACCCACCAGAAACTAGAATTAATTATAGAATGGTATAATGCCTGGACACTTATAGAGAATAACATATCTCTATTTATCCAGTATATGATATCCAGAAAAAAACAAAAGTATCTGGTGCCTAAAGGTCAGATTATGTTCCTGAAAGATCTTGGATCTAATGCCAATGTATTTCAGGAGTATGGTTGGAAAAATACAGGCACCCTTTTTAAAGCCCATCTTCTAAGTTATGCCATAGAATATTGTAAAGAAGAAATAGATGTGGAAACAAAACCTGATGGTACTGTTGTCAGAACAAAATATGGAATAGAAAGGATTCCTGACCCTATGTTAATCAAAGAAATGAGAGAATATGCAGATGGAGTCAATGTGGATAGACTAGTTTCTTTTGCAGCTCTTGTTGCTTTTATGAGGATTCAAGAATCAAATAGAGGGTTTGCAACAAGAACAATCATGGATGATGTGGCTAAAAACTTGCAAAAGTCAGAAAATTTGTTTAAATTAAATAAGAGTC